GCTGGAATTTCTGATAATAATGATGAAGAGATAGTTCCAAACCCGTCTAATGTTGGAAATGGTCTAGCTAATATACGTAGAGCTATAGACATTGATATTGACCCGGCAAATTTTTTATATACTAGAACATATGGACAAGCTCCAGCAAATACAAGATTAACTGTAACGTATGTAGTATCAAATGGTATTTCTGAAAATGTTTCTTCGAACGTATTAACAAAAATTGATCGTATCGAATATGATGATAATATCAATTCTACAAATAGCGGCGCAATGGTTAATTTTGTTAAAACATCAGTTTCAGTTAATAATTCTACACCTGCAACTGGTGCAAAATCTGCAGAAAGTCCTATTGATATTAAAAATAATGCAATGGCTAATTTTGCCACTCAAAATCGATTAGTAACTAGAGAAGATTATATCATTCGTGCATATTCAATGCCAGCTGAATTTGGAAGTATTGGAAAAGCATATATCATTCCAGATGATCAACTTTCACAACAAGATTCTCAAAATCGTATTGCAAATCCATTAGCAATGAATATGTATATATTAGGATTTAATGAAACTAAACAATTGATTGAATGTAATCAGGCAGTTAAAGAAAATTTAAAAACATATTTAAGTCAATACAGAATATTAACAGATGCCGTAAATATTAAAGATGCATTTATTATCAATATTGGAATTGACTTTGAAATTACAGTATTGCCAAATTATAATTCAAATGAAATATTATTAAAATGTACAAATTCTATTAAAGATATGTTTAATATTGATAAATGGCAAATCAATCAACCTATAATTAAATCAGATGTAAATACAACATTAGCTAATATTAAAGGAGTACAAAATGTAGTAGGAGTTAAATTTTTAAATCTATATGATACTGATTTTGGATATTCCGGTAATACATATGATTTACAAACTGCAACACGTAATGGAGTAATTTATCCTTCATTGGATCCTAGTATTTTTGAAATTAGATTTACGAATCAAGATATTCGAGGTAGAGTAGTAAGTTATTAAGTTTTGAATATTTATACTAAAAGTATATTATGTTTAGAATATTTTACGCTGAATCTGATGCTACTGTATATGAAGGATTAGACACAACTAATACTGGATTAGATGAAATTTTAGAAGTTGGAAAACGTTATGGCACGGATGGTGAAACGTTACAAAAATCCAGGGCTTTAGTTAAATTTAATATGTCAGAAATTACTGATGTAGTATCTAAATATGCCATTAATGTGAATTCTTGTAAATTTATATTACAATTATATACTAGTACTGCAAAGAATTTACCTGCGGAATATACATTAGAAGCAAAAATGGTTGCACAGCCATGGATAAATGGTACGGGATATTTAGCATCAAATCCGATAATTTCAAATGGCGTTCAATGGGCAACCCCATATACATCTTGGAGTTTAGATTCGCAATCTGATTCTTTATGGATATCTAGTTCACAACAAATTGATCTAGGAACGTCGGGTATACGAGTTTCAGGTTCAGGTGCAGGTGGTAGTTGGTTGTATAGTACCGGAAGTACATCATTTTCTAGCTCATATGCATATTCATATCAAACAACAGATTTATCATTAGACGTATCTGGTTTAATTTTAAAATGGATAAGTGGCAGTAACAGTCAATCGATTGCAAATAACGGATTTATTCTTAAATTTTCAGATGCAGATGAATTAAATGATGCAGTAACGGGGTATATTGACTTTTTTAGTAAAGAAACTCATACAATATATGTTCCTAAACTAACAATGTATTGGAATGATACTGCATATTCATCTTCATTATCAGCTGCTGATTTAGAATCATATACGGTATTTACTAAATTAAAACCGGAATATCGAGACACTGAAATTATTAAATTACGTGTTTATGCACGTGATAAATATCCACAAAAATCTCCTACAAATTTATTTCCAACACAAAACATTAAACGTTTACCAGCAAATACATTTTATACGATATTGGATGCTGCTACAGATGAAACCATAATTCCATACGATGATATTTATACTAAAGTAAGTTGTGATAATACTAGTAATTACATTTATATTGATATGAATGGTTTTATGCCAGAACGATATTATCGTTTACAATTCAAAATCAAAGATGGATTTACGGAACAGTATGTAGATGACGATGTATATTTTAAAGTAGTTAGATAATGTTAAGACCGATTCGATTAAACCCTAGATTACGCGACCCAATTCAATTACAACAGGTAGCAAAATATCAAGGTAACCTAACTGTAACATCAAATGATACGAATATCGTTCCGAGAGATGAAGCTGGCAATATACAATTACAGGAAGGTTCAGAAACAAATCCACTTCTTATAATTGAACCAGTTGCAACTCGTATAACACTCAATTCGGTTTTAAAAGTTTTAGATACTCAATTTCAATACTTTAAATTTCCTGCAACGGTACGAATTATTAATGATACAGATGTTGATATTGATTTAACAATTCCGGAATTGGAACAAGATACTATTACAACAGAATTAAAACTTCCTGTTAACGTTGATGATAAAAATCAGCCATCACCATGGGATCGTATTAATACATCATATGATAGTAATTGGTTTTACAATACAGGATTTATATCGAAAGGATTTAAAGAACTTCCATTTAGTGGTGATAATCAAACTAGAATTAATGCGTATACGTTAACTAAAGATGTAATTGATACGTTGCAACGACAAAATAAAACTTTGAAATTTACTATTCAAACCCAATTTGTAGGAGATAACACATCATTAACTACCGGTTTTGTATTACGACTTAATCGTGATAATATTAAATCTTATAGACCATGGTTTTTTCCGATACCTCAAATAGATACTTTAGGAACTAGAACTAGTGCATATCCTATTTTAGGAATGGAATTCATATTAAATGCTGATGACTTTGTTGAAGATGATTATTTTGTTTTAAATGTTGTATCTGGTAATCCAGCATATTCAATAAATGATAAAGCTTATTGGAAAATCGAAGCAGTTGATATACCAACAAGTCCTCCGTTATTTGGAATTGATAATAAATCAGGCGTATATAACATACAAGGCGGCGGAGAAGAAGTAACATTAAGCTCTGTTACATATGATGCAGCATTTAACGAAATTGTAACTGAAATAGGAAAGAAAATACCTGGCTCTGATGAATTTATATTTTCATAAAGACAAAAAGAATGATAACACAATATAAAAATATCGAACAAATCCAAGCAGCTTCAGGTTCTATATCTGCAGAACGTTTATCTCGTAGTAAAACAGAATTTGCTAGTTTTGATGCCGAAGAGGCAATTTATTTTAATACTGAAATAAATAAACAAACGGAAGATCAGCGTGTTGAAATGCACGTATATGCCGGCGATACTTGGATTACGGGTAATCATCGCATACAACTAAATACAAAAATTCCACAATATCGCAATAAACAAACAAATGCCTTAATTCAATTCCCGGCGCAACCTTTAGCTATTGATTTATATGCAGAATTTGAACGATTAAAATTAACTGCAGGTACATTTCGAATTGCTGTTAATTTCTTTAAAAATTTAATTGGTAGTTATGATTTACAACATTTACGTATCGATGAAATTTCTCCAGATCGTACGGAATTAAGATTACGTGCTATTGATGCAGATGATCCGCAGTTTTTAACGCAAATTACATCATATGTACAAACCGTTAAACAAACAACAGATAGATTTTATAAAAATTATTTGTTAAATTTTAGTAGAAATAACTGTGTTTTATTTGTTAATAGCGTTGTTATTGGAGAATATTTATATGTTAAATTAGCAGAACCTTTGTCTGCAGATATTGACGTAAATTTTAAATGTTGGATAGTTGAAGAACAAAAAGATACATATATTGATTTAGTATCAATTATAGCGAAAGCTTTTTCCAAAACATATAAAGCGTTAGCTAATCCTAATTGGCAAGCAAATAATACATTAAATTTAACTTCAGATACCGGTTTTAAAACTTGGACAGAATTATTAGGATCATCAACTCAAACATCGCAACAAATCATTGACAATTACTTTTCTGGAAGTTTGTCTGGAATTCAATTAAATATAGATTATTCTGATTTTAATAATTTTATATTTTATAGCTCAGCAACAGAACGTTTAAATAATTTTAAATATAAATTACAATTATTAGAGTATTATACATCTCAAAGTGTATTAATATCTCAAATATCCGGAGCTAACGCAATTGCAAATGCGTCTGAATATGAGTTATATCGTACTAATTTAGTTAGTGGATTTGATGGATTTGAAAAGTATTTATATTATGAATCATCATCAAATATAACTACATATGATATTGCAAAAGAAAATGCCGTATATGCAGATATGACAGGCAGCTATATTCAGCCAGCTCCTAAATCTTCATCTACATATCCATATATATTATATCCTGTCACTAGTAGTCAGTTTACTAATTGGTTTGATGGATTAATAGATTCTGCATCATTATATGATTCATTTAATTTGAATTCATTGGAATATTTGTTGCCAGAATTTATTCGGTTTGATTCAAAAAATATTCAAATGATTACGTTTGTAAGAATGTTAGGACATCATTATGATATTTTATATTCTTATATTAATCATGTATCTAGAATTCATAAACGCGAAGAAAATCCTAAATATGCAATGCCAAATGAATTGTTATTTAATGTAGCAAAACAATTTGGTTGGGACTTGATCGATGGAAATCAACAAGAAGAATTATGGTCATATGTATTAGGTACTACGGAAGCAGGTGTACCACAAACAGGTTCTAATTCTGTTAATGGTACATCGATGTCTGCTAAAGATAGAACATATACCATATGGAGAAGAATTGTAAATAATTTGCCATTACTTTTAAAATCTAAAGGTACTAAACGCAGTGTTCAAGCCTTGTTATCATGTTATGGAATTCCACAATCAATGATATCAATCAATGAATATGGCGGACCAAGATTAGAAAGAGCTCCGGTATATGAAAAATTGAATTTTGATTATGCATTAGATTTAAGTGGAAGTGCAGCCGGTCTTGTTACTGTAAATTATACAGCACCTATTAATGCGGTTGAACTGCGTTTCCGAACAGATGATATTGTAGCAAATCCATTTATCCCTAATACGATGAATCTGTTAACAGTAGGCTCAAACACTGTAACAATTGATTTTACTAGCGGCAATAAAGGTACTATGCAAATTAATGGTACTGGTTCTGCTGCAATTGAAATTTATAATGATGAATGGCTTACAACGGTACTGCGAACTAATGGAACTAACTTAGATTTAATAACTAAAAAATCTAAATACGGAAAAATTGTTGCAGCAGTTTCTGCGTCGACAACAGCATCATTTACATCAACAGGTATCGTAACATTAGGCGGTACAACGGGCGGTAGTAGATTTGTAGGTCAACTTCAAGAACTTCGTTTATGGTCTTCTAGTTTGCAAGATTTTGCATTTGATAATCACGTTAAAGCACCTGCAGCATATAATGGTAACGTAGATGCATATGATGAATTATTATTTAGATTACCTCTTACTCAAAAAATAAATCACGCACAAACAGGTAGTTTACCTGGAGTGCAGCCAGTATCATCTAGTATATCTGCATCATTTACGGGTTGGTCATTAGCAACACCATATGATTCAATTGAAGAAACATATTATTATGATGCTATATCATTAGGG